GACACGATAAAAAAACTCATTGACAAGAAAGAATCCGCACTTGAACGAGGAGGGCTGAACAAGACCATTGACAATACGATGGCCATTTTCAGTCTAAAGCAACTTGGTTGGAGGGATGTCCAAGACGTAAATGTTGGACTTAACACAAGAGAAATTGCGACACGCTTCGGAGCGATGGTTCAAGCTTCCGGCGCAGGTATCGCAACATCCGGTGATCACGGCGTATCGCAACCAGCCGATACGGTTCAAGACAGTACACGCGGGCCGGAGGTCATACAAGACGGAGATAGCCAAGCGGACTCTGATAGTTGAGGCCTGTAAGCGGACCGACCAGGAGTTGTTCTTTGGCGCACCAACACGGGATCAGGCTAAACGGCTGGCATGGGATGATTTGAAGAAACTCGCCGGCCCGATGGTTGTTGACCACTCAGATACAGAGTTGTGGCTGAGGCTGTGCACGAACAGTCGTATCTGGGTAATTGGCTTTGACAAGCCGGAGCGGTTTGAGGGCAAGGTCTGGCACGGCGGGATATTAGACGAATACGCCGACATGAAGCCGACAGTCTGGACCGAGAACGTCTATCCGGCGTTGATGGATACAAAGGGTTGGTGCTGGTTGCTTGGTGTGCCAGGGGGAAAGAACCACTATTACGAACTTGTGCAATACGCCCGCAACTCAGGCGATGAGAATTGGGCTGATTATTGTTGGACCTCTGCCGAGGTTCTTGACCCGGACGAGGTAGAGTCATACAGGAACATACTTGATGAGCGAACATTCCGGCAAGAGTTGGAGGGTAGCTTTGAATCCTATGAAGGTCGGGCGTATGTTTATTATGTGGCTGAGACGCATCGTAAGTTACAGTCTTTTGATGCTCGGCTCCCTGTGTGTGTTTCTTGCGACTTTAACCTCAACCCATGCGTCTGGATTATTGGACAGGATAAAGGCGGGTTCATTTCCATTCAAGAAGAAATCAAACAGCGACAGACCGACATCTGGCGAATGTGCAATAGCCTCAAGTTCAAACTCACCGCAAAGCTTGGGCCTCGCTTTAGGGAACATCTCATCCTGTTTTATGGTGATTTCGAGCACGGGCAAAGTCGCAGTATTAGTGCCACGCGAAGTAGCTGGCAGATTATCCGAGATGAGTTCCGCGACTGGACTACTGAGTTTCGAGTTAGGCATCATCCCAGAATCGTTGACCGGGTCAACGCCGTCAACAGTAAATTACGAACTGCCAAAGGCGAGGTTCAATTAGGCCTGCACCCGGAATGTGTTGAGTCGCACAAGGACTTTGAAATGGTTGATATGGCGATGTTGCAAAGCCCGACAGAAAAGGGCAAAACCCCGGATAGGACACATGCAACGGATTGTATCGGCTATTGGATCAATTACGAGTACCCGGTAACGCCGAAGATCGAGACAAGGATATATTGAGATGGCAAACGTCCTACGCAGGTTCATCCAGAACACAATACAGGCCAACACGATATACACCCCGTTGCTTCAAGTGGTGGACACGTCAGACGAGGTGCAACGTATAGCGCACTTTGCCCGGTTGCTGGACTATTACCAGGGTGATGAGGATGCGATAAAGAAACACCTCGACACGGCCATGAGTAAGACGTTCAGCAAGGAAACACGGGCCGGGATGCAGATACCGTATTACAACATCGTCAGGCGTATCATTGACAGGCTATCGCTGGCCTATAAAGTCCCGGCAGAACGGTACGTGGTAGTGAAACATGACGCAAAGGGCAATCCCAACCCAACGCAACAGCGCGACCTTGAGAACTACTTTGAATGTCTTACCGGCTCAAATATCAACGCACAGGCAAAGTCGTGGCACAAGTTGGCTAAATTGGGCGATACCGTGCTTGTTGCCCCGGCTTGGCGAGGGGACCACATTGAGTATGACGTGTATTTTCCTAATCAAATCTCGGTGTTAGAGAGGTCGGATAATTACCTTGAGCCACAGGCGGTTATGTACGAGATGAGTGTCCGGGTCGGGAGTGATTACGAGGTGCGCCGGATATATTGGGACGCGGAGAACTATTTCGTCCTCGACGTTGATAATCACAACATACCGATACCGGACAACCCGACCAATGAGAACCCATACGGGCTGTTACAGTTTGTTCCACTGAGACTTAGAGAGACAGAGGGTTTCTGGGGCGAGGGCGATACACAACTTGTTGACATTTGTGAGAAGGTCAATGTCTTGCTCTGTTCTGCGATGCACAACGCCATCATGCAAAGTCATGGACAGGCGGTCGCTATCAACTTCGGGACTAAGGGCAAGATCGCTATGGGTCCAGACAAGTTGATACAGGTAGAGAACGTGGACCGGGAGGCGGTAACGCCGTCATTCGAGTATAAGAATCCCAACCCCGCGCTTGATGAGAATATCCGCATGATAGATTGGATGACCAAGACAGCGGCGATGATGCGCGGGCTATCGGCTAACAGTCTATCGCTTGAGGCAAAAGCCGAGTCCGGTGCGGCAAAGGCGATGGACAACATCGAACTAATGGAGATACGCGAGGATGACCTTGAGATGTTGCGCCCGTTTGAAAAGAAACTATTCGACGCAACGCGGGCGGTGTGGAACTATCACTGTGAGCCGATGCAACAGATAAGCGACCAAGCTGTGTTCGGGATTGACTTTGCCGTGCCCGATTTACAGCTAACACCGAAGGAAGAGTACGAAATCAAGAAAATGAAGTTAGGACTTGGCCTGTGGACACCAGACATGGATGAGGTTGACGAGGACGAGGGGATCGACATTGAGACGGCCCGGAACGTGATACGGGAACGGCTGGCGTTCCGCAACGAACTTAACGACCAATACGGCATCATGTCAAGCATCAAACTGTTAGGAGAACAGGGTGGCCAAACGACACCGGGAACCGCTCCCGACAATGAACCATTTAATACCTAAAGACAGGCTGGCCCCGAAGCCGTTGTATGACGGGCTTGCAAACGGCGTGATACGCAATCAGATAAACGGCATGATACTTCCCTGCGGACATCGCAACGTGTTATTTGCGGAGGATGAACATGGGCGGTATTATGAGTGTTTCTTGGGGCACAAACACTATCTTGAGCCAGCATGAACAAGGGCTGTGAGTTGTGCGGCGGTGCGTGTTGCAAGGGCATGGTCTTTGACGCGCATAAGGTGTTCAAGCATCCCGATATTGTGTGGTGGTTTCAGCTTCATGGTGAACAGACGAATTATGGAACGTATCTCAAGTGTCAATGCAAGAAGTTGGTTGATGGTCGGTGTGCGATATACGAGGACAGGCCAAAGACGTGTCAAGTGTTCATGCCTGGGAGTGTGATGTGTTACGAGGCAATCAAAAGGGATTGCCCGGAAAAGTTAGAACAAATAAGGAGGGCATTGAATGAGTAAAGAACCAAAGGAAGTAAAGGCGACGGCTCACGGTATGCTTGCGAGTGCGGCGCGTCAGCGTGGTCTTGGAGTAATCAAGCCGGGGTTGATCGAACAGATTGAGGCTCTGGGGGTCAAGACACGCAAGGAGTTGTTGAGCAATTTTGATTTATCGAAGAAGCCACTTGGAGAAGTGGTTCACGTTCCAGCGTTTTCTATTGTTGTGGATAGAACAAAAGAGGAGTAACACCATGTCGGATGACAAAGACGTTGCGGCGGAAGCCGCGAAGCAGAAGGCGGATGCTGAGGCTAAAGCAAAGGCAGAGTTGTTGGAACTCGCACAGAAATCCGGGGTAAAGATATACGAGGAGTCCGTTGTAAAGGACATCATCGCCGGACGTGACGAGGCGAAGCGGAAACTTCGCGAGCGAGAGGAGGCCGATAAAAAGGCATCCGAAGCCAAGATGATCGAAGAGGGGAAACTCAAAGACCTGTTGGCCCAACGCGATGCAGAGTTAGCACAAGAACGGCAGACGGCAAGGCAATTACAAGAACGGGCTGACGCATTTGAGGCGCAACAGAAGGCAATACGAGACGCGGCATTGAACAAGATCACCGATGCCAAGTTGAGGGCGATTGCCGAGAAGTTGCCAAGTCCGGCAGATGTGGTTGAGTTTGTTGAACTGCACACTACGAACAAGGCAGGGGTTGACGGGACAAAGGGCATACGGTCAGCGGTTGGCGGGGATGACCCGTACAAACTGAGGCCGGGTGAAAACGCTT